ATCTCTCCCAACTAGCCCTGACCAGTCTGAACTGGCGGTGACCAGCCACGACCAGCCGAGACTGGAGACGATCGTTCCGGACTGTGACGGATCGTTCGCTGGGATTGTGGGGGACATGGCTTTAGAGCTGCTTGGCATTTCGCTCATGCCTTGGCAGATGCATTACCTTGAGCGCGCCTTGGGATTCACCCATGCTCCAGACGGACAGGATGATCTTGTGCATCGATCAAGCCTTTGTTCGGTTGCGCGTCAAAATGGCAAGACCGTCTTAATTCAATGCTTAATTCTATTTTGGCTTTTGGAGATGCCAAAGATTCGAGGGACAAAGCAGACCGTCTTATCTACAGCTCACACTCTTTCTCTTGCCTGTCTGCTCTTTGATGAGATTGCGCCAATCCTTGAAAGTCGTTATGACGCAAAGATTATGAAGTCCTTTGGTCGTAACTCGGCAACGATGCCGGATGGATCGCGTTGGTATGTGCGCGCGGCAAACCCTTCAATCGGTCACGGAATGTCGGTAGATCTAATTTGCGCGGATGAGATATTTGATATTTCGGAGATCACAATGGCAGGCCTGATCCCTACCCAGCGCGTCCGCAGGTCTCCTCACTTGGCACTCTTTAGCACTGCGGGCACCGAGTCCAGCGCATTGTTTATTCGTCATCGAGAGAACGCGCTCCGACTGATTGACACAAACAACCCTTCCAGCTTCTACTTTGCGGAATGGTCGCCACCGCCCACGATTGACCCGATGCAGGAATCGTCTTGGTCGTGGGGCAACCCGGCACTCGGACACACTTTGACGATGGACACTTTGCGCGCTGAATCTAAAGATCCTGACCGCTCAAACTTTCTACGATCCTCGCTTAATATGTGGATTGCCAGCACGCAGTCTTGGATCCAGACGCACCTCTGGCCTGACCTTGAGTACGACGGGAAGATCCCTACTGGCGGCGTGATCGCGGTAGAAGCGTCTATGGATGAGTCCCGCTATTTTGCAACTCGATCAGTCGCGCTCGGTGACGGTCGCACTTGTGTCTCGGTTGCTTTCACTGCCGAAACTACTAAAGAATTGTGGGCTCACGTTGCAGCTCTCGCTTCTGACCCTTCAATAAAGTTCATTTTCTCGCCAACGATTGACGCGCATTGTCCGCCAGTCTTTGAGCGTAGGCGCGTCGTAATGGGCTACAAGGAAATACTCCAATACACCCCCATAGTAAGAAACATGATTAGCGAAGGTCGTATTGTGCACACTGGCGAAGCGATGCTCGCCGAACATGTCTGTCGCGCGGTGATGGTACGGACTCAAGGATCTATTGCAGTGTCTTCGCAGAAGTCCGCCGGCCCGATCGAGTTATGCCGGACGATGATCTGGGGAGCAGCTGCCGCAGCGCGTCCAGCGAACTCTCAAAAGCCTTCCATGATCTTGATCGCAAACTAGAGTCATCTTGGCACTCGTCCGCTTTCTTGCCTGTCGTCGGGATACCGCGAGTCATTGGGCGAGTGCCACCATAAACCGCGCTTCTTGTGGCAATATGTGATATGGCTCTCTTTCAAAAATCCCGCGAACTTACCGCGTCCGTAGAACCTTCTGTCAAAGCGGCGGTAGGTGCATCGTCGTATTCGCCTACGCGGTCTTTCATATCTTGGACGAACGGAACTCGGCGAGCCCGCTCAATGACGCTTCCAGTAGTCGCACGCGGTCGAGACTTGATCTGCGGAACAATTTCGGGAATGAAGCTGGAGATGTATCGCGAGATGTGGAACGGCGAAGAGATGGAAGAAATTCCGCAGGCCCCTAGAAGCTGGCTGTCCAGAATTGACCAAAGCGTCCCGAACCAATTTATCCTAAGTTGGACTATCGATGACCTCATCTTTGAAGGGCGTGCCTTCTGGCTAATCACCGAAAGAACAGCTGACGATTATCCGAAAAATTTCACGAGGCTACCTGCCGCGATGTGTCAAACACTCGACCAGCAGGGCGAGGTCTACTTCGGCCCATCAAAACAAGTGATCTTCAATGGCGTTGAATTAGATCCGCGTGATCTTGTGCAATTCATTTCACCAATGCAGTCACTTAACACGACTGCGGCGCGCGCTGTAGAGATCGCTTTGCGTGTAGAAGATTCAAGGCTCCGAGCAAGTCAGTCGGTTTTACCACAGGGATATTTGCGGCAGACTGGCGGTGAGCCCTTGTCATCGCAAGAGTTAAGCGATATTTCAGCACAGTTCAATTTGGCGAGAACCTCTGGGAATGCGACAGCCGCTTTGAATGAGTTTTTAGAATTTGTTCCAAACACCGCAACCCCGGACAAGATGATGATGATCGAGTCCGCAGATTATTCGGCACGCGATCTAGGACGCATTCTCGGCGTACCGTCCTACTTGCTTTCCGTCTCAATCGGCGCTTACTCATACCAGTCATCCCAGCAGTCACGAATCGATCTTTGGACTTACGCCTGCAAAGGTCTTGCGGACTGCATCACCGAAACCTTGTCATCCGACAATGTGCTCCCTCATGGAACCTATGTTTGCTTTGACACAGAATCATTCTTAGCAGAGGCATACATGGACGCCGATAGCGGCGATGACCGAATGAACGAAACCGATATCCCACGCGAAGCACTACTAGAAAACTAGGATCCACTCATGATCAGACTTACAACCGAAACTTTTACGATTGACGCCGCCGAAGGCGAAACAGCACGCCGCACCATCTCGGGAATTGCAGTGAGATACAACACTCCTGCCCGAGTAAGTGATGGGTCGATGGTCGCGTTCGCTCCAGGATCGCTGCCTGTGGACGGACGCGCACCAACGCTTCAGATGTACCACGACTCAAGCAAGGTAATCGGCACAGTGACCGAGCGTCTAGAAACCTCTGAAGGAATGCTCTTTGTGGCGAAGGTGTCTAACACTCGCGACGGGGATGAAGCGCTTATTCTTGCGGCTGATGGCGCCCTGCCAGAAGTGTCCGTTGGCGTGGAGCCGATCAAGTTCAAATATGACAAAGACGGAACAATGGTCGTGACACAGGCTTCGTGGAGCGAATTATCCCTTGTCGCACGTGGCGCCTTTGACGCACCAATCCAACAGGTCGCAGCATCCACACCAGAAGAAGAAGAACAAACTACTATTCAAGAAGAACCTCAACAGGAGACAGAAACCATGAACGAAACAGTCGAAGCCCCAGCAGTAATCGAAGCATCAAAAGTGACTCAAACAATCTTTGCTACTGCGAAGAAAGAGTTCACGATGCCATCCGCAGCCGAATACATTTCGGCTGTACTTCGTGGAGACGGTGCAGAGATGCACGCAAAGATTCGCGCAGCAGCTCCCGATGTAGTCACGGGCGACCTAGACGGAATTTTGCCTTTGCCGATTGTTCAGCCTGTCTATAATAATTTTCGTGGACTGCGCCCGCTGATTGATGCTGTAGGCGTAAAGGCGATGCCACAAGGCGGCAAAATCTTTATTCGTCCGAAGGTCACAACAAACACTTCTATCGGTGGCCCTGAAACACAGAACAGCACAATTACCGACGGAACATTTGTCATCTCCGATGAGCAAGTCACGAAATACATTTTCGGCGGATATGTCGACGTGTCTGAAGCTTCGCTTGATTGGTCACAACCTGAAGTGTTGTCGTTGCTCTTGGATGACATGAGCCGTATCTACGCAAATCAAACTGATGCATACGCTTGCACACAGTTTGAAGCTGGAGTCACACAAGACGAAGTACTAACGGATCCAACTTCCCCGGCTGATTGGGCTGCATTCGTTTACGGTGCAGCAGCACAAATCCTCACCAACTCAAACGGCAACTTGCCGAATGTGTTGATGGTCGGTGTTGATTCGTTCAAAAACCTTGGACAACTGGTAGACGATGATGGTCGTCCATTGTTCCCTCAGGTTGGCCCGATGAATGCTTTCGGATCAATGAATCCTTCATCGGTTGAATCATCCGCTTTCGGGTTGCGTCTAGTAGTGGATCGCAACTTGACCGCAGCGCAAGCCTTCGTAGGAAACTCTGATGGCTTTGAGGTGTTCGAGCAGCAAAAGGGCGCAATTAGTATTGACAATCCATCGCAACTTTCTAGGACTATCGCCTTCAGAGGGTATCTTGGAACGCTCATGATTGACGCTACCAAGTTCGTCAAAATCGACTAACTAACCCGGTCAGGAGCCAATTATGGCCTCTTACACGGTCACACATAAACAGCTCACCGATAACTACGCGGTCTTACAACTTCTTACTCAAGCCGATCTTGAAGTTGCATCAAGCGTTGTTATCACGGGAGTTGATGCAACTTTTAACGGCACATATATTATTTATGCGCTACCACAGTATTACTTTGTTGGCGTAGACGATCAAGGCGATCTGCTCTTTGATCCTGCAGTTCCAATTCCTAACCAAGTTCTTTACGCAAAAACCGATGATGATGTTGCGCGCACCGCTTCTTCTGGGACACTTACAATTACCCAGACTTGCACTTGGGTTACTGCCGCGCAAGTTGCAACCTATTTAGGTGTCACGATCACAAACCCATCCGATGACTACACATTGCTTACACAATCAACTTCTGCAGGCAATCAATTCTGTTATCGAAGGCGCCAAGAATCGGGCTATGTTGACTCACTGACCACCTCACCGGGCGGAGATGTCACCTTAGGTACTTTGATGTATTGTTCGGCTTTGTGGCGCTCTAGGGGCTCCATAGAGGGCTCTTACGCCACGTTTGACAGCATGGGTACAGCACCCCAGCAAAGCTACTCACCGATTGTTAAACAGTTACTTGGCGTACCTCGTCCAGCGGTTGCCTAATGGCTTACACCGATCTATTTAACGAAGCCATAGATGACCTCACAGCAACACTGACCGCACTTACCGCCTTGCGCGTCATTAATGACCCAACGAAACTTGTTCCTAATTGTGTCTATTTAGACGCACCTACTTTCTCTACTTTTGCAGGCAACGGAAACATTGTTCGAATGGACTTCCCTGTGAAGGTGATTGGTTCGGGCCCAGCTGGATTACCTGTCTTAAGATCGATCCTTGACATAGTGGCAACTGTGCTTGGCTCAAGCATCATTGTTATGGGCGGTCGTCCTTCAAGCCTTGAAATAGGTGGCGCCCTGTATCCGTGTTACGACCTTGACTGTTCAATCCAAGCCCAAACCGCATAATCCACAACTCAACAACATAAATCGTCTACTATCAGAACATCACCTAAGGAGAAACAAACATGGCCACTTCCACTTACCTCTCAAACCCGGTCGTGCTGATCGGTGCCTCAAGCGCATCGACAACCGACATTACCGATCAAGTTTCTGCAGCAACCTTGACCGCCCTTGCCGAAGCTTTGGAAGATACGGCGTTCGGTTCCACTTCCCGCACCATGACCGCAGGTTTGTTCAGTAACAGTTTGACCTTAACGGTTTACGCCAGTTACGCAGCATCCGAGTCGTATGCAGTTTTGTCGGCGTTGCTCGGCACAAAATGTTATGTAAAAGTAACTCCTGCAGCTGGCGCGAACACTGCAACGAATCCGGGCTTCGAGTTGACAGACACTTATCTTTCTTCAATTCCTGTTATCAATGCGGCCTTGGGAGAGCTTTCAGTTTACGAAATTGAACTGCAAGGCGGCACATACACAGTTGACGTAACCTGATCATCAATGGCTCCGAGCCGACGAAGGAGAAAAAGTGAAAATCAAAATACAGTTAAAACGGACACCCGACAGCGCCCCAGAGTATTACTACACAAATCTTTTTGTGGTAACAGAATGGGAACGCATCGAGCGCCGCAACATTCAACAACTATCCACAACACCTCTCTATTCGGATTATTGCTGTTGGATGCACACCATCCTCAAACTTAAAGGTGAGCCTGTCGGAGACAACTGGCGTGAATGGATAAGCAAAAACCCTGACATCGACATCGTGCCGGTACTGGATGAAACAGACCCAAACCCTACGGACGCGGCACCTACCGCCGCCAACTAGCAGAAATGTTAGTCGCGGTCGGTTGGTGGCCTAGCGACATTGTGTTTGACTCACGAGACCTGACAACAGTTATTAAGGTTCTTAACGAGGCCAACAAAAAAAGGAACTGACGTGAACAGTGTTGAAACAAATATTGAGGTTGTCGGTCTTAAAGATGCTTTGAAAACGCTGAATAAAATAGATAAATCTTTGCGTCGCGAAATTACTAAAGACTACAAAAAGATTGTTCAACCTGTTATTGACGATGCTTTAAATCTTGTACCTACTAACCCCCCGTTGTCTGGCATGGCGCGCAAATGGTCAACAAAATCGGGCTTCACAATGTTGCCTTGGATACCGGGCTATAAACAAAAGATTCAAGCCAAAATCAATACTCGAGCCATCAAAGAATACGGTGGGAACAAAACCAATGTCGGAACATTCATGATCCAGTGGCAGGGAGCTACTGAAACAATGTTTGACACTTCTATGGCAGGCCCGCTTGGTCGTCAACTAACTGCACGTTATGGCAGGTCATCAAGAGTAATGTGGAAAGCATACGATCAAAAAGAAAGCAATGTCATATCCGAGATGGAAGAGTTAGTTAAGCGTGTTATGGACGAAGCAAACAGAGAGACAAACTGATGGCAATTAACATTCCGATTATTTCCGAGTTTGATGGCAAAGGCATTTCTAAAGCTATTGCCCAATTTAACCAATTAGAAACCACATCTGAAAAAGCCCAGTTCGCTATTAAAAAAGCGGCGGTACCTGCAGCTGCAGCATTGGCTGGCTTGGCTGTCGCGTTAGGTGATGCAACTTTGGCGGCAATGGACGACCAAAAAGAACAAGCCGCCCTAGCGCTTACTCTTGCGAATGTCACGGGCGCTGGAGCAAAACAAACCGCACAAATAGAAGAACAAATTTCGGCGATGAGTCGAGCGTCTGGCATCGCTGACACCGACTATCGCAAGGCTCTAGAAGCATTAGTTCGTGGAACCAAAGATGTAGATACCGCCATGCGCGACATGAACCTCGTCATGGACATCAGCACAGCTCTACAAATGGACAGTTCAACGGTGGCAGACGCGCTATCTAAGGCTTACCAAGGCAACTTTAAAGCGCTTCGCACATTGTCCCCAGAGATGGCAACAATGATTAAAGACGGCGCAAGCCTTGACGACGTGATGAATGTCCTCGGCGGAACTTTTGGTGGGGCGACCGCGACAGCTGCCGAGACCGCTGCAGGCAAAATGAAAATCTTGTCTAACTCTTTAGGCGAGACTAAAGAATCTATTGGAGCAGCGTTGCTTCCAGCGGTTGAAGCGGTGCTCCCAGTTTTAAACAAATTTGCTGCATGGGCACAAGACAACCCACAAACCTTTCTTTATGTCGCTGGAACTATTGCCGCGATAGCCGCCGCGATAGTTGCCGCCAACATCGCTATGGCATTAAACCCGTTTTCGCTCATAGCAATCGGTGTGGCTTTGCTGATTGTTGCTTTAGTTGCCGCCTACAACAAATTTGAATGGTTTAAAAACGCGGTCGATGGCGTAGTCGATGTCGTTTTTGGTTTTGTTAACGGCCTGATCAAAGCCTTTAGTGTTTTTAAAAGCGCTATTGACGCAATAGTAGGCGCGGTCACAGGGGCATTATCTGGGATGGTGAACGCGGCGATTGGTGCAGTTAACGCGATTATTGGCGCATACAACTCAATTCCATTAGTACCGGACATCCCTAAAATCCCTACAGTCAATCTTGGTGCACCCGCCGCTGTGACCGCTGCAGCACCCCCACGAATCACCGCAGGCAGAAACGGCTTAAACCGTTTTGCTGAAGGTGGAATTGTGATGGGCCCAACATTGGCACTTGTCGGAGAAAAATCTCCTGAAGCAATAATCCCGTTAAACAAAATGAACAAAGGCGGCGTCACAATTAACGTGACTGGCGGCTTGGCTTCCAGCGCTGAAATAGGGCAAAGCATCGTGAACGCCCTTCGAGCATATTCTCGGAGCTCTGGCCCACTTGAATTGAACATCGCGTAATGTCTGGCGTAGCTGTAATCAATTCAGGCAATTACGAATTAAACATTGATACAGGTTTCCCGCAGGATGCTTTTCTTTTAGATGACGCTTTGGCAGGTATTTTGGGCGGTTATGGGACAATACAAACCGCACAAAACCTAGTGTTAAACCCTAATTTTCAATATGTGCCAGACCCGGTATCAAATTGGCAAACAACCCCTTTTGGTGGCACAGTAGCAAGTTCATTGGTTAGCCCGTTTAGTGGAACACGCTCATTAACTTTGCAGTCCACGACAACAGCAACTCAACAACATGTTTGGCCGAGCGGATATGAAGAAGGAACAGTCCGTGTTGTCAACGGCGATGTTTTCCTTGTTAGCGCATATTTCAAAAACCTTGCCGGATTAAACCGTTCATTTAGAATTCAAGCACAACCGTTATTTGCTGATGGAACAACAGGAGGAACAGTAGGGACGGTTACATCTCAAACAATTAACGTGGGGTCAGATTGGACTTTATTGGAAGGAACTTACACTTTTAGCCAAGGGACAAGTTACCCGTTTGTTCGTTTTCAGTTTGTAAACCAATTTGCAGTTCTTGAACGGTCGCTCTTAAATCAAATGGGTTTAGACGCAGTATGTATTACCAAGACTTCTACAACACGCCCATTTTTTGACGGATCAACATCTGTTGCTTACGCAGGCAACACAATCATGAGCCAAGGCTGGGTCAGTACAGTCAACCTTTCACCAAGCGACATCCAATGGGGATTAGATTCCAGCTACATAAATAGCGCTTACACACTTGACGGAACAACAGGTTTTGCGAACGTGATGGACTCGATCACAAACATCACAGTAAAACGCGGACGCGAAGACATCGGCGATCAATTTGGTGCAGGGACAATGAGTTTTACCATCCAAGACACATCAGGAGTTTTTAACCCTTTTGACCAAAACAGTCCGTTTTACGACACATTTGAAGACATACCGGGACTTGCACCATTAAGACAAGTAAACCTAAAAAGATACGACTCGACAAACGCACTAGAAACAATCTTTTCAGGCAATGTTGTAAATTATGACTACAACTTTGCTCTCGGCGGTTTAGACACCGTCACCGTGTTTTGTGCAGACCCTTTTTATTTGCTGTCACAAACCGAAATGAACGCACTTAATCCCAGCGCAGAAACATCAGGCGAACGCATCACAACAGTTTTAAATTTACCAGAAATCAACTTCCCTGCCGCACCTAGAAACATTGCTGTAGGAACCGTCAACCTTGGTCATGACGCTTCATACAATGTTCCAGCGGGAACAAACGCTTTACAGTACCTTACACAAATAAACGCCACCGCCGAATTTGGTCGACTGTTCATGTCACGAAATGGGACAATTACTTTCCAAAATCGTCTACTTGGAACACTTGACACACCAATCGCACATTTTTTGGACGATGGCACAGACTACGAATACGACGGTGTAGGCATCAGCTTTGAAGCGGACTCGGTAGTTAACCGTGTAGTCGTCACTGGCCTAAATGGGACATCTTCCATAGCAGATAACGCCACGTCACAAGCCACCTATTTTATCCAAAACTTAAGCATCCTAGATTCCTTGCTACATGAAGCAGCCGAAATTGCCACCGCCGCCAACTATCAATTAGTCCCAGACCCGGACGCCCGATATACAAGCGTTCAAACTAAATTTCTTATGCTTACTAATCTCCAAAAAGATGTTTTAGCGGCGTCCGATATAGGCGACACAATTCTTGTTTCCAAAACCTTTCCCTCTGGAGTGGGCACGACCACACTTGCCCAAACTTTAAGCATTGAAGGAATACACCATTCCCTAAATTTTGATACCGGGCATCAAATTATCTACTTCACCGCGCCAGTGCTTATCCTGCATGAGCTTCTTTTAGATGACGCCCTATATGGCACACTTGATTCAACTAATGCTCTAAGATAAGGGGACTATGCCACTGACCACTTACACCGCCGGCGAGGTTTTGACCGCAAGTTCGCTTAACTCAAACCTAAGTTTTGCAGCAACTTCTGGCGGTCTTACAACTGTTAAAGCTGAAACATCTTTTAGCGCTGTCTCATCAGTAACTTTTGACAACATTTTTACTACAAGTTTCACTAATTATCGAATCATTATGCAAGCAACCGCCGCAGCTGGCGCACCACAATTAAATATTACGTTACGCGCTGCAGGTGTCGCCGCTTCATCAAACTATCAACACAACTTGCTATCTGTTTCTGGTGCAACTGTTGCAGGGTCATCAGCAACCGCACAAACCTCATGGGCATCAGGTTTATTAACCACCACCGCAGGCTGGTACATCATCGATCTAATTAACCCACAAGTTGCCGCTCGCACCGCTGCAACCATTATGTCCAATCAAGGTGTTTCCGCAATATCTACTATCTATTGGTCAGCAAACACAAACGCAACTGCATACGACGGTTTAGGTTGGGCCCCAGCATCATCAACAATTACAGGAACTTACACGGTTTACGGATACGGAGAAGCAATCTTATGATGATTAACAGCAACGGTGTTCACCGTAAAGCAACCGAAGAAGAAATTGCAGAAATTGAACTAATTAACAGCACCTCGTACGACATGGCTAAAGAACAAAAAGCACGAGAAAAAGCACGAAACCTTGTTGCCGAAAAACTTGGCATCACACCAGAAGAGTTAGCAAGCTTGTTGTCATGACGGTAAACAATTTGCCTAAGTTTGTCATCTTGCTTGTCGGACTGCTCTGTCTTACTGCGCTTATGATCGCAGACAAGATCGACATGGCATCAGGCGTACCGATGCTTACGATGATTATCGGCTACTCAATCGGTAACGGTGTTAACGCTAAACAAGGCGGCGAATCATCCAATGTGTTTAGGTCTAAACCTAAAAAGTGATTCCAGCCAACCCTAAGATCCCGAACTCCAGACCGTACACAGGGAACTCCGACGGAGCATCTATAGGCCCTCGACAGGGCATGGACGAATGGATCAGGCAAGCAATTCGTTACAGCGACGGGGCCTTCTACAACTTCGGAAGCTGGGGCATCCGTAACATGCGCGGCTCCAATAATTTGTCCGTCCATGCTTGCGGGAGAGCAGTCGATCTCTCGTTCTTGGCAACAGAAAAACATCCAGCGGCGAATCGTAAAGGTATGGTTGCATTCTTAAACATTGTGACCGCCAACGCGAACGCGCTTGGCCTTGAATGCGTCCTTGACTACCTACCGAAGCCTTTCGGACGCGGATGGCAGTGCACTCGACAAGCGTGGAGCAAATACTCCAAGCCCACAATTCACGGAAGCCCGGGTGGGACTTGGTGCCACTTTGAGATCTCGCCCGCTATGGCAGACTCTCCAGCCCTTGTAAAACAAGCCTTTCAGAGAGTGTTCGCCGAAATCCCCCAATAGCGCATACCGATCCTCTATGGTCGAAGTACCGACGATAGGAGTTAAATCATGACCTCACCGCAAATCTTCATCTACGAAGTCGGTCGATGCAATTTAGACAACGGGCAAGAGATCCTTGTCCAGATCTTTCGCCATGAAGATACACACAAAATCATTCGCGCACAGATCGCTTTTCGCACTTTGGCAGGCGACAGCTGGGGCGTACCTACGGAACTGGAGTTTCAAAAATGAGTTATTTAACGATCAAAATCTTTGCATGGGTAACTTTAGGACTTTGCCCTTTTGTGCTCCTCTGGGACGCTTCTAAGCCGCCTGAAGGCATGTCTCAAGTCAGTGCCGAGACCGCCTATGCAACGATTCCACTAGGCATCTTGCCAGTCGTAGTCACACCCCCCGTCACTACCCCGGCTACCGCTTGCGCGCAAGCTCTTAACCTTGCCTTGAGTGTTGGATGGCCTGCAACGGAAACACCTACCTTGATGCGCGTCCTTAAGCGTGAGTCACGGTGCATCGCAAAAGCCCACAATAAAAAAGACACGGTAGGTCAGTCCTACGGACTCATGCAGATCAACTCTTTCTGGTGCACCCCTTCGGCATACTGGCCTAAAGGATGGCTACAAGCCAAAGGAATCTTGACAACATGCGACGCGCTACTCGACCCGAAAATAAACCTCATCGCAGGTCTCGCAGTGTGGCATAATTCTAAATGGACACCTTGGAACCTTCCAAAGTGACCGAAGAGCCCTATCCCGAAACTGGTATCACAGAGGAGACCCGACAGATGTATCCCGAAAACTATTCCGACAAATACAACAAAGTATTTAAAGAGTTCGTAGACGACATTATGAAACCGCCGCGTCCGATAGATCAACTTGACAATCACGAAATCTTGCTTGACGAATTGACTTTAATGTATGACGCACACATGACAATCGGCGGAGAACAAAACCGATTCAATGCCAGCGTGATTCGAGCCGCAATCAATGTGATCATCTCATGCACAAAATAACTTGCAAAAAATGCGGACTTGAGATGACGGGCACTGTTTACAGCACCAATACTTCAAAAATCCTTTGGATGCACCCCGGCTTTAAAGCCTGCAAAAAAGTAAAGCCAATCCGATGAGCGACCTACAACTCTTTACACCGACACGCGGACTTGGCGCATACCGCGAAGAATGTGCAATAGACCGAAACACCGTCATCATCTCACCATCAGCAAAACCCACGTCAGCTCTTGCAGCTCTCAACGCCTTACCAAGATCAGGGTCAAAGCGGCGCCGCGTCTACGAATACCTAAAACAGTGTGGCGGTGCTACAGATGAAGAGATCGAGCACGCCTTAGGCATATCAGGCAACACAGTAAGACCGATCCGAGTGTGGCTAGTCAAAGACAAATTTGCTTACGCCACCGACTTAGAGCGTCCAACAATCGCGGGCAACATGGCAATCGTCTGGAAGGCGCGCTAATGGCACACTTTGACCTATCGCTTTATGAGACCGTTGCACAGCGCCTAGAACGCTTCTGGACTGCCTACCCAC